GCCCATCCTCTTTGTAGTTTGCGATTTTGAATCATTCCAGCCACTTTGAAGCCGCGGCGCCTGAAAATTCCGGCCGTTTGTCGTCAATGAGATCATGCCATTTTACAAATCGTTCACAGACGAGTGACGAGTTTCCAGTTGACGAGTCTCGTCTCTTTGAGTATATTGGAAAATAGCCGGGGACCCCGGCAGCTGCCGCGCCGAGTCGCCACCCGGAGGGCGGAGGCCGGCGGATTCCCCGGACAATTCAACCATTTTCCAGAAAGGGCGGGTCAACCGTGAAGCTTGTAGATAAAATCCAAATTAAAAAGCTCAAGGATCTGCAGCCCTTTGAGCGCAACCCCAAAATCCATACAACTGAACAGGTCGCGCAGATCGCCGCGTCGATCGTGGAGTTCGGGTTCAACAATCCGGTCCTGATTGATAGCGAAAACAAGGTCTGGGCGGGGCATGGTCGTATTCTGGCAGCAAAGGACCTAAAGATCGCCGAGGTGCCGACAATTAACCTCGACCATATCCCGGTTGCCCGGCGCAAGGCTTATCTTCTGGCAGACAACCGGCTCGGGGAGGGTCAGCCCTATGACGAAACGCTGCTCAAGTCAATAATGGACGAGCTGAAAACGGACGGCTTCGACCTGAACCTGACAGGATTTTCAAAGGAAGAAATTGACGGGCTTATGGGAGATCTCGAAATCGAGCTCAATGATGGGGTCGGCGGAACGCACGAGGGGGCCATGCGGAATCCCGGAAAAAATATGATCATCTGGATAAACAAATATACTTTTACTATTAAGGACAAGGGGGACTCCGATCGGATCATGGAGTTCTGCGATTTCATGGCAGCGAATGAGGACAAAAAAACTGAGGTCAACTTGAAACTGCAAGAAAAATTGATAGAGGTAATTAATGATATTTTACATTCATAAAAACGTTGGCGGGACAAATAAGCATTATACTTTTTCACTACTGGAACGGCTCGCAAAATTAAATCGGCATGACGTGACCCCGGACCCGGCACGCGCGGAAATGATTCTCGTTTCCTTGTGTGACGTCACCGGCCTCGCCGATCTCGAAAAAATCAGGCACTATCACCCCGATCAGCGGATCGCGGTCGGCGGACACTTCGCTTTCTATTATAAAGCCTGCGCGATCTTCGCTGATATCGTAAACGTCGGACAGGGATTTGAATTTTTCAAATGTAAAAACGAAAGCGAAATGCGGAATCTCGATTGTGTTTATTACCGTGGAAAGCCCGGAACGCTCACGCCGTCAACACTGATCGAGTGGGAAAAATGCCACGTCGTTCAGGTTAATACCCGGACCTTTTATTATTGGGGCGGGACCGGCTGCAAAAATAAATGCAGGTTTTGTTTTACGTCGTGGACAAATAAGCACCAGAAAAATAATGAAATGAGGATCAAGCGCGCGACGGCGTCAGTAAAGGGCAAGGGATTTCTTACCGTGATCTCAAATGAATACGGAGAGGATTACAGATATACCCCGGTAAAAGATATGATGCTCAAGGATTTTATAAAATTGAAATCTTGCAAGACGCGGCTGGTCCGAATGGGTCTGGAATTTGCGACGCCGGAGAATAGAAAGAAATATGGCAAGCCTTTCCCGGACGAGGATTTCTACAAGGCGATCGTTCTCGCGGAACGCTTCGGCGTGGAGGTCCAGTTCTTTTGTATCGGCGGCATGGACCCGCGCCGAGATTGGTATAATTTATTCAGTGAAATTCCGTGGGGCGACAATGTCCGGCCTCGCGTTTTTATAAAATTCACAAATCTTGAATATCAAATGTTTACTCCGCTTTTCAAATGTCGGCATGACATTAAAACTGAAAACTATCTTGATAAAAAATTCATAGACAAGATGTTTCAGATTTCGGTTTATCGAAATAAGCGCGTCAGATTTTTTCAATGTAAGTACCCGGCGCACGCTCTCTGGAGGATCGGGACCAGCCTTTGTATCGACCGGGATCAATATGACTCAATGAAAGCATTATCAAAAGAAAAGGATATTGAAATTGTCCATAAGGCTCTATACTCAACTAAGGTCATTGAAACCGATTATCAGGACGAGGTCAAGTTCTGGTATAAAAAAGGATCATGAAATGGCAGAGCAGGAATTCAAGGCAAATGAAAACTTGAGATTCAAGCGACTTGCGGACGGCGCGGTTCAAATTGATTTCATGGATTTCGACGGGGAGGGGAATTATTTCATGGTAAAAATACCCGCCGATCAATGGATTAAGGCAGTAAATAAAATGTCAAGGTTCCCGGATATCGCTGATATGTTTTCTTTAATGAAGGAATTTCACCTTGGCAGATAAGCTTGTATCCATGCGGGAGTTGTCAAGAATTATTGGCGTCACTCTTCGGGCGGTTCAGGACGCGGTAAAATATGGACGGATTAAACCAGAAAGAATTGAAAAGAGGGGGCAGAGGACCCTTTATCGCTTTGATCCTGAAAAGTGTAAGGCTCACTGGTCTAATCGGACCCGCCCCGGACACCGGGCCACTCGAAAAGAGAAGGGCAAAGGCGCTCAGCCGACTTATAACAAGGGCGATAAGCAAGACGATCCCGATATCCCCGGAATGGACGGGACCGCAGACCAGTACCATAAGGCGCGAGCTGCAAAAGAAATTATGCAGGCAAAGATCGCGAAGCTGGAGCTGGAGGAAAAGGAAAAAACCTTAGTGCGCCGCGACTTGGTCCGCGTAACCTTTTATCATTGTGGGCGCGAAATCTCGAAACATCTTCTAAATATCCCGGACCGGGTCGCCGCGATCGTCGCAGCCGAAACGGATATACTCGCCTGCAACGAAATTCTCACGACCGAAATCAAAAAAGCCCTAACGGCTCTATCTCAAACAAAATTAGATGACGACAATTCTTGACAGGTCGCTCGCGGCGACGTTTTTTGAATCTCTTGCCCCGCCTCCAGATTTCGAAATATGGGAATGGGCTGACGGTCATTACTATATTCCAGAAGAAGAACCGGAGCCCGGAATCTGGAGGACCAGCCGGACCCCATACCTCAAAGAAATTTTAAGCGCGCTCTCCCCGAATTCTAAATATCGGCACGTTGTTTTCATGAAGGGATCGCAGATAGGCGCGACAGAGTCCGCAAAGATTTTGATTTTTTTCCATATCGCGCACGATCCTTGCCGGATTTTATACGCGCAGCCGACCGTCGAAACCGTCCGGGAATTTTCAGAAGAAAAGCTCCAGAAATCGATCGACGCGACGGACGAGGTCAGGCGCCGGATACCACCGGCAAAATCTCGCGACTCCAAAAACAGGATTTTAAAAAAGGGCTTCCCCGGCGGATCGCTTTCAATGGTCGGAATGAATAGCCCGAACCCGCTGGCCTCGAAATCGATCAGGATTTTGATATTTGACGAAAAGGACCGCGCCCCGGAGTCCGTTGGTTTTCAGGGCGCGGAGGGATCGCCGATCGATATCGCGGTTAAGAGGACAACAAACTTTCAGAAAGCAAAGGTCTATTCTCTTTCAACTCCGACGATCGCCGGGGCGTCATATATTGAAAAAGATTTCCTGAAATCAGACCAGCGATATTATTATGTCCCATGCCCGTTCTGCAAAGAAAAGCAGATCATAAAATGGCAGAGCATAAAATTTAAACGCCGCGAAAACGGGACCGCCGATCCCGCCTCTATTTTCCTTGAATGCGAACACTGCAAAGAGGAAATCCGCGAACATCACAAAACTTGGATGCTGACCAATGGCGAATGGAGAAAGCACAACCCGGAATCCGGGATCGCCGGTTTCCACCTGTCCGCCCTGTATTCTCCGCTCGGCTGGTACTCATGGCTGAACGCGGTTGACGATCATCTTGACGCTATAGGGGACCCGGAGAAAATGAAGGTATGGGTAAACACCGTACTTGGCGAAACTTTCGATCCGTCTATGGAGTCAATTAATCATAACTGGCTTATGAGGCGCCGCGAAAAATTTATTGCGCCCGTCCAGCCGGGGGCGCTCGTTCTATGCGCTGGCGTCGATATTCAAAACGACAGAATTGAATGCAGCACGGTCGGCTATGGAGATCGATTTGAAAGCTGGGTACTCAGCCACGACGTTTTCCCCGGAGATCCAGAGGTCGATCCGAAAACGCCGGGTAGTGTATGGGACCTTCTCGATCAGTATCTTTTAAGAACATGGCACGGGGCTGGGGGCGAGCAATTTGTGATCGCCTGCACCGTTGTCGATTCAGGATTTGCGACTGACAATGTATATGAATTCTGTAAAGAGCGAGAATTCAGGCGGGTATTTGCTGGCAAGGGAATAGCTGGACCGGGTCGCCCGATCGTCGGAAAGGCAACGCGCGGGAATAGAAAAAAATGCGCTCTTTTTCAGATCGGGACAGATCAGGCAAAGGACGTGCTTTACTCAAGATTAAAAATCGCTCAACCGGGTCCGGGGTTTATCCATTTCCCGGCTGAATTTGACGAGGATTATTTCAAGCAGCTGACGGCTGAAAAAAAGATCAAGCGCATATCATCCGGTATGCCCCGGTTTCAATGGGTTTTACCTGCCGGGAAAAGAAATGAAGCCCTTGACTGCTACTGCTATTCACTCGTTGCACTTGGTATCCTAAATCTGGACCTTGCGAAACTCGCAGAAAATAATTTAAATTTCATTCCGAACTACCAGCGACGCCCTCCAAAACGGCGCGGCGTGCGCGGGAAAGGAGTTTAACAATGACAGAGGCACAGGCTCAGGCCCATCTTGACGCTTGGCTCGCAGCCGATCTCGCGGTTGCGAATGGTCAATCTTACTCAATCGGGGGGCGCTCCCTGTCCCGCGCTGACGCCGAGGAAATCCGTAAAAACATTATATTTTGGCAGAATAAGGTTGCCGAAATTTCAAGCGGGGGGCTGCGGCAGCGCAGGGCGGTCCCGCGCGATATTTGAAATCAGTTGTTTTTTCAAAAATTCCTAAGTATATTAGAAAGTAAATGGTTAAAACAGGCCGCAAAAGACTTTACGATCACCTGAACAGGCCGATCCTTTCGGACCGGGAAAAATTACTTTTACAAATCAGAAACCAAGCCTCTTTTGTCGCCGGGGATCACGCCCGGCGCTCTATGCGCGGCTGGCTTACATCTGACGGCGATCCAAATACGGATTTAAATGGCGAGCTCGCAACGATTCGAGAGCGAAGCCGGGACCTTTACAGGAATACTCCGCTGGCAGCAGGCGCGCTGGACCGGGCGGCTGAAAACGTTGTCGGCTCGGGCCTCAGACTCCAGAGCCGGATCAAAAGGAAACTCCTGAACATTGAAGACGATGCGGCTGATCAATGGGAGCGGGAAACCGAGGCGCGTTTTGATCAGTGGGCAAGCTCCAAGGATGCGGACCTTGCCCGGACACTCAATTTTTATGAAATGACTGAGGTTGCTTTCCTTTCTGCGCTTATGTCCGGCGACTGTTTTGCAGTAATGCCTCTGGTCCCGCGTCCCCGGTCGGACTGCGATTTGAGAATTTCACTTTATGAGGGCGATTATGTTTCAAATCCGCAGATGCAGCCAAATTCAAAAAACCTGACTCAGGGAATTGAGATTAATCCAAGCACGGGCGCGCCGGTCCGCTACTGGTTTCAGAAATCCCATCCCGGCGCTGAAATGCCCTCTTTTGAATGGACACCGATCCCGGCTTTTGGCTCCAAGTCAGGGCGGCGAAACGTCATTCACCTATTCAAACCGAAGCGGCCGAGCCAGCGTCGCGGCTATCCAATTCTAACCCCTGTCGTCGAGACATTAAAACAACTTTCAAGATATTCAGAATCCGAGCTTATGGCTGCAGTTGTCAGCTCCTTTTTCACCGTCTTTATAAAACAGGAGAGCAAGGGCGACGGCGCGGGACTTGGCGCGGGATATACCGACGATCAATCTATTCTTACCGGGTCGGACTCCGACAACAAACTGATCGAAATGGGAAACGGAACGATTATTGATCTCGGTGAAAATGAATCGATCGAAACCGCCGATCCGAAGCGCCCAAATGATTCATTCAAACCTTTTTATAATGCAGTCGTCGAACAGGTCGGAGCCGCGACGGGAATTCCGTTCGAGGTTCTAATCCAGCACTTTTCGAGTTCATATTCCGCGAGTCGCGCGGCACTTATTGAGTTCTGGAAATTCGTAACAAACCGGCGCGCATGGCTGGCTCGAAACTGGTGCGATCTGATCTATGAGGAATTTTTAACAGACCAGATTATTAAAGGGAAAATAAAAGCGCCGGGCTTCATGGACGACAATTTCATTCGCTTTGCATGGCTCGGATCGGCGTGGCAATCAAATATCGGGCGCGGCATGATCGATCCGCTCAAGGAAATCAAGGCCGCAAAAGAAAAGATCAACGCGCGCCTCGGAACATACGAGGATGAATACGCAACAATGAACGGCGGAGATTGGGAATCCGGCATGGACCGGCTGGGACGTGAAGAAAAATTTTTAAATGAAAGAAATATTCAGCCGGTGAAAACGACCGCCGGGGGAGGGATTCAATGAATTGGGATCACCTTGTAAACGCCGCTATTATTCTGGGGACCATAGTTGATCCCGATACGCTGAAAAATCCTTACCCGAATGAACACGCCGCACGCCTGCGGAATCCCGGCGACTTTAAAGAGAAACCAGACTGGTCCTCTGGCGGTAAATTCCGGCGCACAAAGGGCGGAACCATTTTCGGACGGATCAAAGTACCGGCGACCGTCTCAGTTATTTGGGGCCAGCTCAAGTCTCAAAGCGGACGCGCAGCTGCACCCCAGACCTTGCGATTTCCAACTGCAAACTGGACTGCGGATCAGGCCCGGAAATGGCTCAAGGATAACAAGGTGACTCCGATCCGTTTTGAACCTGCCGCGCCGAAAAAAGCAGAGGCAGGCCCGGAACCGGACCCGGACCCGGCGCCTCAGTCGCAGACGTGGTTCAAGATCGAGGCTCAGGCCGGAGGCGGGACCCGGATTGACATTTACGACGCGATCGGCGCTTTTGGCGTTTCCGCGTCAGCCTTTGTGAACCAGTTCAATAAAATAAAATCGAGTTCAATCGAGCTGCATATAGATTCGCCCGGCGGAGTGGTCCATCACGGCATGGCAATCTATAATAATCTCAAAAATTCCGGCAAAAATATTCACGTTTTCATTGACGGGATGGCTGCGAGTATGGGATCGGTGATCGCAATGGCAGGCGATAAAATCACAATGCCTGATAATGCGCTCTTAATGATCCACAATCCGCAGGGCGTCCAGATCGGCGACGCCGAAGCAATGCGAAAGGAGGCCGAGCTATTAGATAAAATTCGAGGACAGATCGCGCAGGTCTATGCGGATCGGTCCGGCAAAACCGTGGACGAGATTCAGTCCAAGATGGACGCGGAAACATGGTTCACGGGAAAAGAGGCCCTTGAATTCGGCCTCGTTGATGAAAATCAGGGGCAGGTCAAGCGCGCGGCCCATTATACCCTTGACGGCTGCGATTTCAAAAACCTTGACAAATTGCTTACTTTTATGAATATTTCAAATCAGATTGAGCCTAAAAATCAACCAAAACAAAATGGAGGGCCAGAAATGGAACCCAAAACAGTTGCAGAGTTAAAGGCCAAATATCCCGAGCTGACGGCGCAGCTTGAGGATACCGTGAGGGAAACCCTCAACGCCGAAGCGGAAACCGCGCTGAAAAACGCCGAGGAAACCGGCGCGAAAAACGAGCGCGAAAGGCTCGCGGGTATCATGTCGATCCCGGCGACCGGGGACGCCGCGAAAAAAATTATTGACTCGGCACTTAAAGACCCCAAGGAAACCAAGGAGTCTGTCGCCGTAAAGCTTCTGGAAGCGCAGGGCAAGGGCGAGAAGATTCAGATCGAAAATCGCGCCGCAGATAATCAGCAGGTGATCGATCAGGTCGCGACGATCGACAAGGCCCCGGCAAACACCCCGGACGAGGACAAACAGGACGCCGAGGAGGCGAAAGCTGCAGCGATCGCCGCAGGGATCGCGCGCCCCGATATCATGGCAGCAACCCGGAATTAAATAACCCATAACCAAAACGGAGGACAAAAAATGTCAAGTGAAACTTTTACCCCGGACAAGGTGATCGGCGGAGATTTCCCCATTAAAACCAGCCCCGAAACGCTGGAATCCGGCGAGAATCTTTCTCGCGGCTGCGTTATGGGAAAAAAGACTGTCGGAACCGTTGCCGCAACCGGCCTCGCGGACGCGGGGAACACAGGCGACGGAACCTGCACCGGCGTTGCCGCAAAGAAAAACGTTCAGCCCGGCACCTATACCGCGAAGGGAATTCTCGCGGCGACGGACGGCGGGACCTTTGAAATTCTGGCTCCCGATGGCAGTCAGGTCGGTATCGCTCAGGTCGGCGTGGCGTTCACGTCGGATCAGCTGGACCTGACAATCAACGACGGCACAACGGATTTTGCGGTCGGAGATATTTTCACGATCACGACCCCGGCAGGCTCCGGCGAGCTGGTTTCCGTGAATAGCGCCGCGATCGACGGGAGCGGAAACCCCTATGGCGTTCTTCTGGAGGACAAGGACGCCTCCGGCGGCGCGCAGTCGATCCCGGTCGCCCTTACCGGCGAGTTCAACGAGGAAGCGCTGACTTTTGGCGGGTCCGATACGGCGGCAACGCATAAGGACGCCATGAGAAAGCTGAGCATGTTTCAGGTGACTCCCATTACCAACACCTAAAAACCGGAAAATATGAATTCAACCTATAACTAAAAAAAAGAGGTATAAAAAATGTCAATAGATATTTTCAGCAGCCGGTCCATGCTCAAGCAGATCGAGTATATCTATCCCGTGAGGACCCCGTTTCTTTCAAAGTTTTTCACGGAAACAAAACGGTCGCAGTCCGAGTACATTGATATCGACTTTGTACGCGGCACGCGCAAGCTGGCTCCCTATGTCGCCGCGAATATGCAGGGCAAGCTGATCGAGAAGCGCGGTTTCGAGCGCCGGTCCGTCCAGCCGCCCTATATCAAAATTAAGGACGTGACCACGGCTGAGGACCTTCTAAAAACCAAGCCCGGAATGAATATTTATGAGGGCGGCAGAACCGGGCAGCAGCTCGCGCGCGAAGAGCTCGCGAAACAGATGAAAGAGTTCATGGATATGATTATCCGGCGAATGGAATTCATGGCCCATCAGTCTCTTTCAACTCAGGGCTCGATCACCTATTCCGGCGACGGCATTTCCCTGTCGGTCGATTTCAACATGAAAACAACCCACAAGATCACGCTGACGGGAACCGACAAATGGGACGACACGACCAACGCGGACCCGGTCGGCGATCTGAAAACGTGGTATGAGCTGATCAAGAAGGACTCCGGGCTGATCCCGAGGGACGTTATCATGGATCAGGACGCGGCTGCGCTTTTCCTGAATCATCCCAAGGTATCCGGCAGCACCAGCGTTTTCGATAACCGGCGGATCGATCTCGGTCAGATCAATCCCCGCGAGCTGCCCAGCGGCCTTGAATTTCTCGGCACCCTGCGCCGTCCCAATGTCGATCTCTATTCCTATTCGGAATACTATGAAACGGACGCGGGGGTTGTGACTCCGATCATGACTTCCAAAACCGTGATCATGGGTTCGACCGACGCGCGTTGCGTGCAGCATTTCGGCGCGATCAAGGACCTCGAAGCGCTGGCCCCGGTCAAGTTCTTCCCGAACTCATGGATCGAGAAGGACCCCAGCGCCCGGCTGCTGCTTGTCCAGAGCTCGCCGCTGGTGGCCCCGCACCAGATCGACGGTTTCGCTCACGCGACGGTTGCGTAAAATTTTCCGGTTGATGGACACCGCACGGGGAGGCGCGGCTTTTTCTTGGCGGTCGCGCGCTCCCCTTTCTTAAACTGGAGGAAAAATTATGCAGCTGAAAGCTATCTCCTGTATCAAACATAATAAGCAGTATTATGACGCCGGAGAAATTCTGGAGGTTACGGAGGACGAGGCTCAGGAATTGCTCGATCTCAACCTCGCCGAGCCCGTTTCCGACGACAAGCCTGCGGAAAAGCCCGAGCCGGCAAATGAAACCGCCGGAGATTCCGACGACAAGACGGACCCCGAAACCGAAGACTCCGACGACGATCTAACTCAGATCAATGGCGTCGGAGAAGAACTGGATCAGGCCCTTAAAAGGATCGGTATCAAGAAAATTTCTGCCGTCGCAGATTCGGCTCCAGAGGCGATCGCCGTGATCCCCGGCATTGGAGTTAAGACGGCGCGGAACATTATCAAGGCTGCTAAAAAGGCGCTGAAATGATATGGCGACTTTTAAGGAAGACTTGAGTAATGATCTGGACGAAACGTTCTTTAACAAGTCTGAGTTTGCAGAGGACGCGGGGACCTGCATTTATTATCCCGCAGCAGGCGGATCGTATGAGGTCGCGGTAATATTCGATAACGAGTTTGAAACCGTTGACCCTGACTCAGGGGAAAGAGTAATCTCCCGGCAGCCCGTCGCCCGGATCAATGAAAACGATCTGCAGGCTGCGGTAAAGCCCGGCGACGAAATTGAAGTTCGCGGCGTCAGATATAAGGTGATCGAGCCTCAATATGACGGCGTTGGAACGGTCCTTTGTCTCTTGCATGAAAAGGTCTAATCATGGCGCATACCCGCAAGACGATCCGCAACAATGTTGTCTCGATGCTCACCGGGAATATTACTTATAATTCTCAACAGGTTTCTATCTATAAATCCCGCGCCCTCCCATGGTTCGAGGTTGAATTTCCGGCAATAGCAGTTTATATGCACGAAGAAGATGCCGACGACAAAGAGAGCGCGCCGCGATATTATGACAGGGTCCTCCAGCTTATCGTCGAGGTGCTTGCAGAAGAATTAAGCACCGCCGGAACGGATGATATTTTCGACGATATTATTGAACAGGTCGAAAATATTTTCGGCCTCAATCCTTACCTCGTTTTCAATTCGGTGGACCCGGCTGACGATACGCTTTATAAAAGTACGCGGGTTACTCAGACAAATAACGGAAAAAAAATCATTTCAGGTATGGCAACAATCTGGAATGTTGAATATCGGACCTATGCGCCTCCAGCTCAGTCTCTTGATCTTCTGCGCCGGTCCGTAACGTCGATCGACGCCGCCATTGAAGGGGCTGCTGGACCGGCGCATATAAGGGCGGATCAGACTTTTAACAATCCATAATGGAGTAAAATTATGAATGAAAGGGTTTTGGTAAAACCGGCAAAAGGGCTGCGGGTCCCCCTGCCGGATCATCCCAAACAATACCTGCCGGAAGCCGGGCGGGTAGTGATTTATGATCAATACTGGTTTCGCCGCGTCGCGGAGGGAGCCGTAACGATTCAGAAATTAAAAGAGGCCGACAACCCGGAACCCGCCCCGGCGCCTGCCTCCAGCCCGGACCCGGCAGAGGAAAAGCCGGAGGACGAAAAAAAGAAATCAAAAAAAACCAATAAAAAATAAACGGAGGCAATAAAATGGATTTTGTAAACACAAGGGTTCCCATGCACCAGATCAAGTTTGATACCCGCTTCGCAAGTCAGGGCGCGGGTCAGCTTGCCTATAAGGTTCTTTTGATTGGACAGGGAACCGACGCCGGATCGGAAAGCGCAAACACGCTGGTTTCTATTTCGAGCCCCAATGATGCTGCCGCAAAATTCGGGACGGGGTCGCTGATCCACAGGATGGCGCTGGCTTATTTCAGAAATAACCGGGTAAATGAGATCACCGCGATCGCTGCAACGATGGACCCGGTTGCGACGCCGACAAATAAGGCGACCGGCTCGGTACAATTCACGTCTGCAGCAACCGGAAACGGGACTCTGGCGCTCTATATTGCAGGCGAGCGCGTTGCAGTTTCCGTCACGTCCGGCATGACGGTTGCCCAGCTCTCCGCAGCTCTCAAGGCGGAGATCGACGCGAACCATCTGAGTCTGCCTATGAAATCAACGGACGACACCGTTGACACGGTCGATTTCGAGGCCCTCAATATCGGCGTTGTCAGTAATGATATTGATATCAGGCTGAATGCTCAGGACGGGGACGAAACCCCAGCAGGCGTCGCGCTGACAATCACTGCCATGTCAGGAGGGTCCGGCGATCCCGCGCTTACTAATCTGATCGCAGCCCTCGCAGATGAATGGTATCAGGTCTGGATCAGCCCCTATGTTGACGCGACAAATTTTGCCGCGATCCAGACTGAACTTGAACGCCGTTTCGGTCCGACGACAATGATCGACGGAGTCTGCTTTGTGACCAAAAAGGATACATACGCGAATCTGATCACGCTGGGCTCGGGCAAAAATACTGAGCAATATGTCCTTATGGGTATTTATGACAACATGACTCCCGCCTTTGAATGGAGCGCCGCGATCGCGGGGCAGGTCGCAAACCAGCTCGCCGGTGGAAATGGAAACGAGGCGAAACCGTTCCAGACATTAAAGCTGGTCGGGGTCGCCGCGAGCCCCGTTTCAAGTCGGTTCACCTTTACGGAGAAAACCGCCCTGCTTAACAACGGGATCGCAACCCACAAGGTTGATCCCTCCGGCAACGTCCTGATTGAAAGGCTGATTACTACATATCAGCTTGACGCGCAGAGCAACCCGGATACTGCATGGCTGGACGTGAACACCCGGTTCACCTGCCTTTATTTACGCTGGGATTGGAAGCGCCGGATCGGTCTGAAATTCGCGCAGGCGAAACTCGCCGGGGACGGAAACCGGATCGGCCCCAATCAGGTCGTTTTGACTCCGTCCGTCGGAAAGGCAGAGGCGATCGCGGCCTTTCAGGATTGGGAAGTTCTCGGCCTCGTCGAGGATTTCGCCGCTTTCAAAAATTCCGTCCTTGCCAGCAGGGATTTGAGCGACGTTAATAAATTTAACTGGCAGATATTCCCCGATCTGGTAAACCAGTATCGAAACGGCGAAACAACCATATCCTTTATTTTATAGGAGGCCTGAACAATGTCAAGGCGCAGACACGGAATTATCTATTTGAAACAGGACGGCAATTTACTGCAGGCCGAGGGCGAGTTTACTTACAATTTCGGGACCCCGAAGCGCGAGCCCCGGTTCGGATCGGGCGGCAAAGTGGTCGGCACGTCCGAGACGCCGCAGGAGCCCTATATCAAGGGCGAGATCGTTCTGGAAGCCGATACCGACGCGAAGGCGATCACAAATATTCGGCAGGCGACCATAACGCTGGAAATGGATCAGAAAACGCTGGTACTTCGCAACGCGGAATATTATGCGGACGGAGAGGCCAAAACCAGCGACGGTCATTTGCAGGTCGAATTTTTTGGCGACGAGCTGGAAGAAATTTAAAACAATTTCACTTAACAAAGGGCGGGTACAATGGCAGACGGAAACGCGAAGCCAGTTCTAACCTATTCCCTCAAATATCCGATCTCGGATCATGAGGGCGGAACCATCAACGAGATCAATATCATGCGCCGACCAACCGGCGGGGATATGGTCGGAATTCCCTTACAAGCAATGGAGATACCTCATTTTTTGAGGCTGGGCGCTAAACTTGCCCGGATACCTTACCCAATAATCTCAAAGATGGACGCGGCTGACGCGGTCGCATTTGCAAATGAATTGTCTGATTTTTTCGTGAAAGAATAGCCGATTGGGAAGATGCGATTGCATGGATCGGCTATGTATTTAAATTCTCGGAGCGCGAGTTGTGGACCATGTCAAATAGCAGGGTGAAATTCTGGTCAAAAAGAGCTGAGTTTATTATGAACGAGCTTAACAAAAAGGATTAGAAATGCCTCCACGAAAAAAATCAATTTTAGTTGAAATTTTTGGTAAAGATAAGTTATCCGCGAATCTTGGAAAAATGACGGCTAAATTGAATAAATTTGGAAAGGCTGCAAAAAATATCGGCTCAACTCTCAGCACCCGTGTTTCCCTGCCGATCGTCGCATTAGGGGCGATCTCAACCAAGGTATTTATGGGCTTTGACGACTCAATGCGAAAGGTTCAGGCCGTGACCGGGGCGACCGGGGCGCAGTTCAATGAAATGACTGCGCTCGCCGAGGAAATGGGTCGGACAACTCGATTTACTGCGAGTCAAGCTGCCGAGGGCATGACGTTTCTCGGCATGGCAGGGCTGAGCGTTGACAAAGTTATGCAGGCTCTACCCGGCACCCTCCAGCTCGCGGCAGCAGGGGGCATAGAGCTCGCGGAGGCGGCTGATATCGCGACCAATGTAATGTCGGCTATGAAGTTGCCAGTAAGCGATCTCGGGCGCATCAATGACGTTCTGGCGCATACTCAGGCAAACGCTAATACTAATATTCTGGAAATGGCAGAGGCGTTAGAGCCCGTCGCCGGGACCGCGCGCAGCCTTGGCCTCGATCTTGAATCGCTGGTTGCCATGATCGGGCAGCTCGCAAATGTCGGCACCAAGGGATCGAAAGCCGGGCGGCAGTTAATGAATGCTTTCCTTGAATTTTCCAAGAAAACCGGCAGGCCGGTTACTGAATTCAGCCAATTTATCGACGAGCTGAATCAGAAAAATGTTTCCGCGACTGAAATTATGTCGAAATTCGGAAAGGTCGGCGGCAAGGCGATCGTTGCTCTCATGGCAGAGGGCGGCACAAAGGTTCGATCCTTTACAAAGGACCTCCAGAATTCGCAGGGCGCGGCGGCTAAAACGGCGGCGACTATGGAAGCCGGGATCGGCGGCACCATGAGGAAAGTAAAATCTGCGCTGGAGGGCGTCGCGATAACGATCGGGCGGGCCCTTACGCCGGTACTTTTGAAAGTCGCCGAATTTATAACGCGGCTTACCGAAAAATTTCAGGCATTGAGCCCGAGGACCCAGCGAATAATATTGATCGTTCTGGTTCTGGTCGCGGCGATCGGTCCCCTCCTTGTAATTGTCGGATCGCTGGCCTTAGTAATATCCGTTTTCGCGATCAAAGTTGTCGCGATTGGGATTGCGATTGGGGTATTTATTGGGTTTATAGTTATGCTCTGGAAAAAGTGGAAAGATTTAAGCACCGTCGGAAAATTACTGGTGAGTATAATTTTCCCTTTTCCTGTTATGATAATGGCAATGGTCAAGGCGGTCAAGCTGCTTGTAGGCTGGCTCGATAAAATGATCACTAAATTCAAGGCGTGGTGGAATTCTCCGGCGGCAACCGGCCTGAAAACGCTTATGTCCGGGATCAAAAATGCCGCTGGAAAAATATTATTTAAACAACCTCCGGCGGCAACTAACGCGGCAAACGCCGCTGCAATTACCGCTGCCGCAGGGCAGCAAGTCCTTAATCGTAACACAACGCAGACCTCGAAAATTCAGATCGACGTGACCGGGAACCCCGGCACAAAGGTTCGCGCCGACGCTGGCGGAAACGATCTGGACGTTGTAAACCGGGGCGCTGCTTTTGCAATGTGAGTAAAATATGAGCTGGAAAAATTTTCTACGGTCCGCAAGTTTCAGGGGTATTCCGTTTGAGGTGGTGGACTCCGAGGCAGCTGCCGGTCGGAAAACCGCGACTCATGAATTTCCGGGTAAAGATAAGAATTATATTGAGGACCTTGGAAAACAGACCCGGCTTTTCAATGTTGAGGCCTTCATAATTGGGGACCTTTATAAATTCCGCAAAGATCAGCTGATAAAAGCCTGCGAGACTCCGGGACCCGGTCGGCTGGTCCATCCTTATTTTGGGAGCCTCAAGGTTCAGGTGATCGGTCTGGTCCGTATCCGAGAAACACAGGACGAGGGCGGCATGGCCCGGATCACGATCCAGTTTTCGGAAAGCAAAAAGCCAGCATTTCCCTCGACCCTCCTTGACACCGTCGGCAATCTTCTCGGCAAGGCGCTCAGCGCTTTTAGCCGGATCGAGGCCGGCTTCACAGACACTTTCAATCTTTTCCAGCAACCGGCGGCGATCGTGAATGGAGTGATCGACTCGATGGACGCCGCAGTTGCAGCGATTGAGGACGGTTACACCGTGGCCCGGACCGTCGCCGGGTTTACGGAAACATTAGACCGGATTAAATCAAATATTAAATCCGGGGAACTCGCGGCGCAGGCGATCGCTCAGGATTTCATTGAGCTTTTTAGCTATAATAAAAGCGAATCCGGGATCGAGGAAAATCTGTCATTACAGAATTTCAACAAAGACACCGGCACGATCGAAGCCAATAAAAAGGCTTTTGACAAGCTGATCCAATACGCCTCAGTCGTCGCCGCTGCACAGGCTGCAACCGGGATCGATTTTGAAAGCACTACACAGGCCGATCGAATTCAGTCCGTTGTCGTCGTAGCGCTCGACCAGCTCATGGAAAGCGTTTCAGACGATATTTACTACCAGATTCATGATCTGCGCGCGTCATTTATAGAGGACATTACCGCCCGATCGATAAATACTCCAAGATTAATTGAAATCACAAATCAAATTGCCCTCCCATCTCTTTATATGGCCTATGATCTCTACGAGGATATTGAACGCGCGGACGATATTGTAAATCGCAACTCCGTCGAACATCCGGGCTTTGTCCCCGGCAGCGTTCCTCTGGAGGTCCTAAGCCGTGAATGAAGATTTTAATATTGTCGTCGGAAATCAGCTCTATAATGGCTGGCAGCGGGTATCTGTCAGCCGTTCCATGACAAGCCTTGCCGCGACTTTTGATATTGAGGTTTCCGATAAATGGACCCCGGACCTGCGCGAATGGGTTTTTACTCCGGGCGACGAAATCAAGATCAAGATCGACAACAACCTGCTTTTGACCGGATATATCGACGAGGTAAACGCTGAAAAAAACGCCGAATCTCATTTTCTGAGAGTGACCGGGCGCGACAAAACGGCGGACCTTGTTGACTGCGCCGCGTCCTTTGAAAAGGTGACTCATAAAAATATCGATCTCTATTCGCTGGCGAAAAAAATAATTTCAGACTATGACGTTGACATTGTTGAGTTGGCGGAGGTCGAGGACAAAAAATTTGATATCACTTTTGAACCCGGCGAGACTGTTTTCAGCATCTTAAACAGGAAATGCAAGGAGCTGGGTTGCCTGCTTAACTCAAACCGTTACGGCGAGCTGGTGGTCACAAACGCGAGCGACGCGCGCGCGCTATCCCGTCTGGTAATGGGTCAGAATATAAAGTCAGCTCGATTTTACCAGAACAATTCGGACCGTTTTCAGCTTTATTATGTACGCGGTTTCAGTAATACTCAGGGGACCGGCTGGCGTAAAAAGAAAAAGGTCAAGACAATTCAGGGGACCGCGATCGATCCAGATATTCGATACCGCGCCCATGTTGTGCAGGCAGAGCAGGCCATTGATATAAACGGCTGCAACCGGCAGGCGGAATGGGAAAAATCTACCCGGATCGGAAAATCCCGCGCCCTCGATGTTACAGTTCAGGGCCTATATCAGACCGGCACAACCGAAATTTGGGATATCAATAAAAATGTTTTTGTTGATATTCCAGAATTCGATATCGCGGAGGACCTGCTTATTGTCGATCTGGCTTTTTCCAAGTCTGACGCCGGGACCGAAACCGCGATTAAATTAATGCCGAAGGAGGCTTTCATTCAGCCATGATTGACGCCCTTAATAAATTCATAGCCCCGCTGAAAAGGCGCGTCCTGTCCATGATTGGAAAGGCCATTATTCTGGCGGCAGACGACTCTACAGATCTCCAGACTTTGAAGATCGAGATCATGAAAGACGAGATAATGGACGCGGTTGAAAGACTGCAAAATTTCGGTTTTACGTCCGTCCCGGAGGATGGCGCGGAGGCCATTGTATTGCACGTTGGCGGGGACCGAAGCAACGCCATAGTGATCGCCGTGGACGATTCAGAATACAGGCTCAAGGGCTTAGAAAAGGGTGAGGCTGCGATATACAATTCTAACGGGGATTATGTTAAGCTGAAAAAGGATAAAATCATTGTCAGTGGTTCGACCATTGAGATCGGCGGGACCCCGCTGACAGTCCTTGATGGAGTTGTAACCGGCGCCTGCCTGTGTTCTTTTACAGGCGTTGTCCATCCAGACAAATCTTCGAAAGTAAGGGCGGCTAAATAATGCCAATGAGTGGATCGGTTTTATCGGCGGCTATCAAGGCCGCGCTTTCTGCGGAGGGATTCGAGCTCGGGAACGCCCCGCAGACTGAAAAATTTGTTGACGTGATTGCAGAGCAAGTCGTAAATCACATTCAAACGCAGGCCCTTGTTACAACCACTGTCGCAGTTGCCAGCGTTTCAGGGGTCACGACCGGCCCCGGCGTTTCCGGTCCGGGGACCGGGACAGGGACCGGCGCAATTAAATAGGAAATATCATGGCGAAAGATAATAGAGAAGATACCAATTTTTTCGGAAATAGACGTGACGATAAATTCATGACTCGGCTGATCTATGATCTTGCCAAATTAATCGTTGCGCTCGGCGTGATCGCCGGGGCCTTTGTCGCTTTCGGCAATACGAAATGGCAGGGAAAAGAGGCGGCGCAAGAATTCGAGACGAAAACGAAAAAGACGCTCGGCAGTATCATGGCAGAACAACGGCTGCAAAAGGAAATGAGTAAAACCGAATTCAGGCACATAAAAGAGGGCCTTCAAGATATCAAAAGAAGGCTTCCGTAATGGCTTACTTTTTATTGAATGCAAATGATAACACTGTCCGTAGGGTTAGCGATAATCCTTTTTCCACACGGTATAATAAATTCAAGCACTGGAAAATTATCGAGGTTCCCAGTCTCAAAAGATCGCAGTATCTTAAGAATCATGAAATCCGTGTTGAAATGGATAATAAACTTTTGAATCCCAAGTCCGGAGAAGAGGTTTGGAAATATTTTGATAAAGAATCAGGGAACTGGTATGAGGTAAAAGAAATTCCTAAGAATCAAGTAAAATATGATGAAGGCAAAAAAATTTTTGTTGATGTTATACCAGAAAATCCTGTGAATAAAGAAACAATTAAAATTGCTCCCGTGGATTAAATAATGGCAGATATATTTTATTCCGTCGGTACTGATACAAGTGATTTAAAAACCGGTTCGCCAAATATGACTATTTCATCTGGTGTTATGACATTTACGGTTGCACAAACAGGTGATATCGGTGTGGGTGATGTGGTGCTTGCAAATTCTATTGAATACATGATTGTCGGAAAAACTTCACAAACTATTTGGAGTGTAAGAAATATTAATGGGACAAGTGCAAGTAATGTTGGTACACCGACTGCGGTTACAAGTATTAAGCGTGCTTTTAACGCACTTGCTGATGCACTTGACGGTACAGCATCTTCGTCAGGAATTTATGGTGAAATCGGAACATCAAATTTAGTTTCAAACACCTTTAAAATTTATCTTGCTTGTTACGATGATGGTGATGACACGAGTTTGACCAAAATTAATGGCGACTGGACTTGTAATTCAAGTTATAATTTCATTATCTATACACCAACCAACACTACCAATCAGTGTAATAACTCACAAAGACATGATGGCACCTATGATGGCGATGGATACACTCTGAAAAGTACCGACGGTTCAAGCTATCATTGGAATATTGGTTGTGGGATAAATGATTTAAAAATTTACGGTCTTCGTGTTATTCGTACTTCAAGTAATTGGAGTTACGGTGCTGGTATTGCACATAACTATCAAAATTTTACGTCTGGAAAATCTGGAATAAGAAACGAAGTTGCTTTTAATGCAATGTTTTCTGATAGTGGTGCAGATTCATCAGGTGCTATATTTCAATGGGTGCACACTGGTTCAGACTCAGGTTACGGTTCATCTATTCACGATAATTTTATTGGTAGTTATGGTACTGTCAATGAATACGGAATTGAATTTTCTGCGAATTATCAAACGACCGCATCAAGGCAGATGAAAATTTACAACAACACCATCGTCGGTTCTTATGATAATTACGGTTTTGAGATTGATGTTGGTAATTCGTCAGGTTCAAGTTATCTACCTTTAATAAAAAATAATTACGTCTACTCGACAGATAGTACAGCAGATTATGGTTTTATTGGTTCTGATTATTCAAATGCAACTTCAAATTTTGCATACAACAAATCTGATGATACTTCAGCAGGTACGGCAAACAATAACGGGCAAGTTTCTTTAGCAAATGCTGCTTTTGTTAATACAACTTATGCAACAATGAATTTACATTTACAATCATCGAGCAGTTTAAGAAATGCAGGTATTGGAAAAAGTTCTGATTCAAATGTTTCTCAGTATGATATAGACGGCGACGATCGGGGCGCGGCCTCGACAACGACTGACGTTGGCGCAGATTTCTATCCGTCGGCTGTTTCCGTCCATGTCCCGCAGCACATATTTCAGGCAAAAGGAGCCATATAAAATGATTAAAAATCAAAGTTATGTCGCAAATTTTTTGGCATGGGATACGAGCGCAAACGCGCCGAAAACCGGCGACTCTGGAAATTTCACAATGCGTTTAATACAGGATGGCGCGACGCCTGCAACTCCAAGCAATTCAGTAAGCGAACCGGATTCTACAAACTGCCCCGGCGTTTATGAGCTGGTCCTGACTGCAGGCGAAATGAATTATAATTCAATTACGCTTTGCGGAAAATCCTCGACGGCAGACGTTGTTATTTATCCTTTGATCATGCACACTGAGCGCGGACAGGTTGCCTCGATTTATGGCAAATTACCGTCTAAATCTTACCTTGCAGGGTCCGCAAATTCAGATGGCGACGTTCAGCTCAACGAGGCGACCGGGGCGCTGCCTGCCGGGGCCTTTACAAACCATCCTGCAGTTCAGGCCGCAAGTCTCGCGACGACTGCAAAACAGGACGTTGCCAAATCTCTGGCGGATCAGGCCATCAAATCGACGCTACAGGGCGGGATCGTCAATGGGTCCATACTCGATTATATGTTCCCGCTGATCGATACCTGCGACGAGGCAAGCAACGTAACGTCTCAGCGATATACGGCTTCAGCGCAAAATACATCTTTCCGCCGAGGAACATTATTTTCAGTTATCTTTACCGACCTTGATAATTCCGATACTTACCCCTCAAACCACCGGGGCAGTCTGCTTGGCAGCTTCATTTCAACGGTTCAATCCGGAGAATCTACCAAGTGCGGGGCGTGGCAGATTATCGGCGGATATTTTTATAATCAAAGCGCCTCTCGAATTATGCCCGGAACAAAATTCGGGGTATGTGAAAGAATGTCTGACGCTGATTTGTTTGATGATAACGGTAATCCAAGCACGACTCGCTGGGATGCAACTGATGACGACGGTGATCCTGATAGAAGCGGAAGCGGGTGGACCCTCGTTGTCAAGGACCTTTTGAGTGGGACGGTTGCATTTCCGGGATCGAGTGACGATCTCGAAATTCGCGGGATCACCGGGCAAGGCGTTCTCGCTTACCAGCAAATAATTTCAGATATTTATACGGTCGTAAATGGTCGCAACGCTCAGTCTAAAATATTTTTCGTTGATAAGCAGGCGACCGGCAATAATAGCGGAGAGGATTGGCAAAACGCTTTCACGACGATCGCTGCAGCAACCGCAAAATGTCTGCCGGGCAGGTTCGATCGAATTTATGTCCGCGAAAGTTCCGAGGCCTCGCCCGATCCGTCCGGGTACGCTGAAAATGTTGTGGTTCCGAAGGGGGTCCAGATTATCGGCTGCGCCGGGTCGGACGGGGTCGGCACCAGCACCAGTAAAACCAGTTTTAGGCTGATCGGTGATACCGGCACGCTTAACGCGCCAGTTCTGGAGATCGGGGAGGGCGCGAGCGTCAGAAATATTCGGATCGAGGCATACACGGGCGCGCGGACCGCGAACATTGTCAAGCTGCATCACTTAGCACGCCTTGAAGATTTCGATTTCGGCGGCGTCAGTAATCCGTCCAGCGTTTATATGATTGAGTTTGTATCCGGGGCGGATCATATAGTAGTTGAAAACGGGCATTTCGGCGCAACAAATATCACAAATTCAATCGCGCTTATTGCAAGCAATCTTTCTCATTTTAATAATGTGACCTTCGATCAGTCTGCAAACCAGAATTATATTGAGATCACCGGCGGCTGGAACCGTATTTCAGATTGCGGATTCGCTGGCGTGGATTCTGGAAAGTACGCGGTAAATATTCAGGCCGGGGCAAATTATAATGAGGTTACTTGGAATACATGGGCTGGATCGGGGTCGTTTTATGCCGACGCCGGGACCGAAAACGTGATCCAGAATAACGGGGAGATCGGCAGCTCGCTTACCACGACGGCGATCCGTGATGCGATTATGAATGCTACAATTCAATTTAAGGAAAGTGACGGATCGACGACAAGCGCGATCGAATTTTATAAAATGATTTCAGCGATAATGTCCGTCCTTCATTCGAGGATGGATCTCTATGCGCCGTAAAATTGGAGGTTGAAAATGGCAGATTATGATCTCGGCTTTTTTTATTATCATTGCCTTTCAAAGTTGACGCGCGGACTTGAATTTCAAAAGGCCGTTCACTTTGATAAAAATTCCGGGCGGTCCGGGGTGACGTGGCCAAATGGGACCCCGAATTATCCAGTAAATTCTATTGACGACGCAGTTTCAATCGCAAACACTCAGGAATTGATCGATATACTTTGCACGGGCGGACCATACCAGACTGAAACTTTTGGCGCTGCCGCAGACGGGAAAAGATTTTTCGGCACCGGCGACGGGCTGGGGCTTATACTCGATTTAAATAACAAGGTTATAAGCAACTGTCTTTTTAAAAATCTGGCGATCACCGGGCAGGTCGCGAGCGTTGAAAGTAATCAATATGTTGCCTGTTATGTCTATGGCTGGTATGGTCGGCAGAACGCAATGTTTGAAAGTTGTATTCTTGGCGGCACGCTTTATCCTTATGGAAAAGAATATTGCCACGCCTGCGCTTTTACTTCTGGAGCTGGCGCGGCGCATCTAAATTTTGGTTCAGTCTGGTCTACAGGCGAATATATCAGTATTGTCGATTGTGCCGGACGCCTCGCGATCGACGCGCTGACGGATTCACTCGCAAGTATTGTTATTGCCGGATTCGAGGGAGAGATCGAGATCGCCGGGACCTGCACGGCAGGCACGATCACAATAATTGGCGGCGGCGGCAGGCTGGTAAACAATACCGGCGGCGCGACGGTGAATGTATATGGATTCAATGAGGTTACGGGGACAGGCGGAGATTGGACCTCGACAGAGCTGGCAAATATTCGGCACGCGCTCGGCGTGGACGGGACAAAGACGGCTCCAACTGGCGGCTATGGACGGCTCGGCCTGCCCGTGACGCTCGGCAGCGGGGCGGACGTTGGAAATAATCTCAAGGACCTTGCCGGGGCGACTTTCAATAATACGACGGATTCACAGGAAGCGATCCGCGACAAGCTGACTGACGTTGAAACCGATACTCAGGATATACAGACCAAGATCGGGACGCCTGCCGGGGCCAGCGTTTCGGCGGATATCGCGACAAATCTTGGCGCGATCCAGAATATCCAGAATAATACCCGGCTTACCTCCGCAATTCCGAGTTATATGCTGGTGCCGGGGTCCGGGAATAATGTTTACAAGGTATCGGTCAATTTTTACGATACAGACGGCAATATGGAGGACCCGGATTCAAACGATCTCGGGATCAAGGCCTCGACCTTTGACGGGTCCAGCAAGAGCGCGCTTCTCTATCAGGATTCGGCGGTCACGTCGCCGCTGACTAATTCCGGCATTTCCGGGTATAAGAAATTGGTCAGAATTGGGACCGGGCAATATGAGTGCTATGTGAAAATTGCAAGTACAGAGCTGGCGGATCAATGGCTCTTTGAATTCGCCCTCGACGAGGGAACGGTGCGGCTTTATTATACCCGGACCACGCTGATCCTCGAATCTGTCCCCGGAACCGTGACGCTGGCAGCAAGCGACACAAACAGGCAGATCGTGGCTCAGGCAATTAAAAATTATGACTCCAGCGGGATCGCGGTCGGCGCGGATTCAATCTATGACGATCTGCGGGATTACCTTTTCAATCGCGACGTTACCAGCCGACACCTTGGAGGCCCCGGAGATCAAAAGCCGAAGACAATGCTTGTCGGGACCGGCACAAATCAAAAAACGGTCACAACGACACTCGACGGCAACGGAAATCTTGATACTGAGGTATTATCGTAAATGTACGAAACGCCGATCACGTCCGAGCTGGTCAAATACCAGACCATTGATAGTCATATATGGCAACCGGGAGTCGTTCAGCCTTATATTCCAGAGCTTTTCCCGTCGATCATGGATTTCGCAAATGACGGGCTAAAAATGGCAATTTATATCTCCCTGTTTTCGGATCGGCGGTTTCTGTTCTCTGACGGAGTTTCCCCGGTGCCTGACGACCGGCGCGGCTGGTGGGGCGATACATTACTGACGGACCCCGGCGATCTTGACGGGTCCGGCTTATGGCTCTTAGAGCGCGAGAAAATAATTGAGCCGGATATTTTAACGCAGGCCAGCGATTACATAACTGAGGCGCTTCAATGGCTGCTTGATGATGGAGTTGTGGATAATATCGACGTTTTTGTTGAGCGCGCCGGGACCTATGAGATCGGCATGGCGATCACGGTCAGCAGGCCGGAAAATTTTGAATCTACCCGCTATTATTTTACATGGAATAACCTTGAAAACACGGTGCAACTTTCATCTGAGACTGCCGTTGCGCCGTCGCTTTCCAGCCGGGTAATAAGCGCGGCGCCTGCCGGTCAATCCATCCCGCAGCTCGCAATCGCATCTGACGCGGTGATCCTCAATGATATGCTTGAGGCCGAAAATGACGGGCTGAAAATGGCGGTATATATTTCCATGTTCACCGATCGCAGATTCGGAGATGAAAACGGCGCGCCTCCAGTAAAGGACGACCGACGCGGCTGGTGGGGCGACTCCCTCCTTGCCGGGTCCGGTGATTCGGACGGATCGCAACTCTGGACGCTGGACCGGGAAAAGATATTGATCCCGGATACCTTAAACGCTGCACAGGGCTATATTGACGAGGCCCTTGAATGGATGATCGAGGACGGGGTCGCAACCGAAATTGATATTTTTGTGGAAAGGCGCGATCTCTATACACTTGGTTTTCAAATAACTATCCATAGACCCGGAGATTTCAAGGACACAAAATATTATTTTGCTTGGAATAACCTTGAAAATACCATTAAAGAAATTGAGGTTTAATTATGGCACTTGACAGACCGACTTTGCAGCAGCTCTATTCAAGGATTGAGGGCGATATCCTTTCCCGCGTCACCGTTGGCTGGGGTATTCTGCGCCGGTCCTTTATCAAGGTTATGGCGCGAGTATTCGCCGCTGCCATTCATTTGACTTATGGTTTTCTTGATTTTCTTTCAACGTCCATTTTCGCGACAACGGCGGAGGGCTCTTATTTGGACGAACATGGCGCGGTCTGGGGGCTCGCGCGGCTCCCGGCGACCTTCGCGGTCGGCTCAATAACTCCGACCGGAACGCCCGGAACAAATATCCCGATGGGAACCGTCTGGAAAAATGCTGACGGGGTCGAATATACCACAGACGCCTTGCTTGTGCTGCCGGGCAGTGTTGATGTTACCGCCTCCACTGCAGGGGTGAATGGAAATCAGGACGCCGGGGATATTTTGACGATCGATACTCCGATCGCAGGAGTTGACGATCAGGCCCCGGTCGATACCGGAGGGCTTACTGGAGGCGGCGACGTTGAGTCTGACGATCATTACAGGGCGCGGATACTGGAGCGGATTCAGTACACTCCGCAGGGTGGATCATATACGGATTATGAGGGCTGGGTCCTGAATTATCAGGGGGCTTTTTCGCCTGACCGGGTCTGGATATTTCCGGCGCAGGGCGGACCCGGAACGGTCCAGATTTATTTCATGCTGGCCTCTCAGGTTTTCCCGAATGCAACTCAGATTTCAGCCATTCAGGACGAGATCGACAAGCGCGCTCCCGTGACCGCGATCCCGTCGGTTGACAAGCCGACTCAACGAGAGGTTGGAATTGAAATGGAGTTGTCGCCGAATACCAGCGCCGTTCAGGACGCGGTCAAGGCTTCTCTGGTGGCCTATTTTGAGGATAATGCAGACGTTTCAATGACGCTTTTAAAATCCCAGCTGGACGAGGCAATCAGCTTAGCAACCGGGGAGGTCGATCACGTCATAACTGACATTGAGGTTGAATCCGTTTCGGTCGGCGTCGGAAACATATCTTTCGGGACCGGCGAGCTGCCGACAATAAAAAACGCAGATATAACTTTCGTATGAGGTAAACAATGATTTGCGATCCGAAATATACTGAGGTTCAATATGGCAGTATGTTAATGAATCTGCTGCCGAAGGGATCGGCATGGCCCCGGCTTCAAAACACTGAATTATATAAATTTGTTACGAGCTTTGCGCCTGAACTGCGCCGCATGGATGAACTGGCCTCCGTCCTTTGTAAGAACGCCATGATCTCCGGCAAAAAATATTCAGGGGGATCGACCACGTCCGGCTCAAATCGGATCACCGGATTGACTTTTTCTGGATCGGATATTATCGCGAATTTTTTTGTAAAAATAAGCAGCGGTTTTCAGTATTCAGATCAATTTTATAAGGTGACGGCGGCTGACTCCGGGGCAGGCTGGATCGATATTGACGCGGACGCGATCAGCTCTCAATCCGGCGTGGTGGTTACTACTCAGATCGGAGAATACCCGAGCGAAATGATCGGGGAATGGGAAACCGATCTCGGAATACCTGACGGCTGCATTATCACCGGGGCAACGGACCCGATCCGCCGGGTATGGATTTATAATAAACTGGTAAACATAGCTCGGCTGGCCCTCGAATATGGCGCAAGCAAAAGATTTTTTTATCATCTTGGCGACCTTTTGGGGGTCGATCAGGTGCGCGACACGGCTCAGGCCGGCGGCTCGAATACGATCACGCTGGCAGCAGGCGCCTCCGCCAGTAATGACTATTACAACAATATGCTGATAGAGATTCAATCCGGGACCGGGGCGGGGCAAGATAATATTATATTTGCATACGACGGGGCCACAAAGATCGCGACCTGCGAAAAGAACTGGACCACGCCGCCGGATAATACCAGCAAGTACAAGATTATCTTACTGCAGATCGATGAAACTGCGGACGCCGTTGGATACTGCGGACTCGCTGAATGCGGACTCGCTGAATGCGGCGGACTTGAGAGCCTATATCATTTCAACGTAACATTTAAAACTGGAAACGGCAGGCCGGTTGCGGACTGCCTTATTGATAGATTCAAACCGGCACATACAACGGTTACATTTTCACCGTAAAGGAGATTGAAATGAAAAGAACTACAAGCACAGGCGCGACACCGTCCGGGGCGACTTATTCAAATGGGATATCCACGATCTCGAATAATCGGATCACGGGATTGACCTTTTTGGCGTCGCAAATCAAACCGGGTTACTGGGTTACACTTTCAAAGGGATTCCCGGAAACAACGAAACCCTATGAAGTGACCGCGACCGATCCGGTCGCAGGCTGGATCGAGGTTGAAAGAAACGCGACGAGCTCCGAAACGGGGATCGACGTGACGACAAAACCGAATTATTATACTGACGGAAACGGCGGGGCCTATGCCCGGACCGTCTTGAACGCGGTCGATCGCAACGCAATTCAAGAGGAACTTTGCAACGTCATTATTGACAATGGCGGATCGCTCGACGCCAATGATCGGAGTCAGATTTCAAACGCGATCGCGCTTTTAAACCGGGCCAATACGTTCTTGCAGGACCAGACGATCGCGGCTGGCAAAAAAATAAAATGCGATTCTTTTTCTGAGACAACCCCGTCTAATGGTTGCGTTTTTTCAAACGCGGTCAAGGCTTTTGCCGGGTTCCTTGGCAATACGATCGCCGCGCTTACCGGGGACACGATCGACGTGAACAATGATCTAGACCTGAATAATAATGAGTTTATCAGGGGCCAGAAAGTTTATAGCAATACAGATTATACCGCGATATCAACGAGCTGGTATAAGATCACGATTGACGCCGGGGCCTATAATACCCATATTTTCCAGACCGCGAGTTCCTTATTGAACCTAAAAATAAATATCAACAACGGCAAGCTGGGGTCGGAGATTACGATCATAAATGACGGCGATTATGTCGCCGGGTTTAAAAGCCTGATATTATGGATCATGGGAAAAGACGGAGTTGGATCGGTAAAGAAAAATATTAAATTGGGATGGAAAGGCTCGGTTACTTTACGCCGGGTTCGGTCTGCCGCACCAGCCGACGGACCGGCGCGCCTTGGCCTCTGGCCTCATGAGGGAAACACGGCTTATATGTGGGAATTAATTTCTACAAATAACGTCGGAACAAATTTTGAACAGGTCGAGATCAATACAAGCTTGAATTAATATGCTGGAAATAAAAATATCAGTAAAGAGTGTTCCCGGCGATCTTGGATTCAATGATTACATGATCCTTTTTCATAAGGGGCGCGCGCTCTTTTATTCTGAATGCTCGACCGCGCCGGACGATCCAGCCTGTCCGCAAATTGACGACGGGCAGTATTCTTTTCAATATGTTCGCTTCGGTGGCGTTATCGTCTTGAATGATAATGCTTTTGTAAGGACCCGCAGGCCAAATCCCGCGCAGAAAAATCAATATTTAATGCAGGGCTGCACGATCCACGCGGCCCGGAAAAATCCGCCGTATGGCGAGCGCGGATCGATGGGCTGCATAACGATCCCGGTTTCAAAGGCGGAACGGTTTTTCAAAATCATTGACGATCTAAACATTTCCGACGGAGTAATTGAGATATGCCAAAATTTGGAACAACCTCAAAGCGCAGACTTTCCGGGTGCCATGAAGACCTGCAAACTCTGTTCAATGAGGTAATAAAATATATCGACGTTTCAATTATCTGCGGACGGCGCGGCTGGAAAGCACAAATGGAAGCGTGTAAAAACGGGCTTTCAAAACTTAAATACCCGGAGAGTAAGCATAATAAATTGCCGTCCGAGGCGGTTGACGTTGTACCGTATCCCATTGATTGGAAAAATACGCCGCGTATGAGATTTTTTGCCGGGGTGATCCTTGGTATTGCGATCATGCTGAAAAGACAGGGAAAAATGAAACATTGTATTCGCTGGGGGGGCGATTGGGATTCGGATACAGACTTGAACGATCAGCGGTTCAATGATTTGCCGCATTTCGAGATCACAAAAAGGAGGTTATATTAATGGGTTCAAAATACTCTCATATCCACGGGATAAGAAAAGCCGGGATCGTCCCGGTTCTTGGGACCGCGCTGGCGGCAGGCATAAAATCGATCGCGCCGGAGATTAACGAGCTGCCCGGAGTGAATGACGCAACGCTCGTCACCGGCTGCATTGCAGCAATAAATTATCTGAAAAATCTGGCTAAAAAGAAATTCGGCTGGAATCTACCTTTTTGAATTGTGGCCTAAAAGACTGACCCGTCCTTTGGCCCGAGACAACGGGGGAGCCGACGGCTCCCCCTTGTCTTTTATCTTGATAGATTTTTGCAAATTGGTTTATTCCATGTCGGAAAGGGTTTCAGCGCTTGCGCCGCGCTCTCCGCTTATGCTCTTGCCATCCCCGCCGGTTTCGTAACAATCAATGCACACGGCCTTGCCATTTATGACTGCATAATCTTTTTGTCCGGGACCGATATAATCGCCGCAATCGCATATCATTTCTTTATCATTTATTTTTGTAATATGCGAAATTCCAAATTTATTTAATAGCTCGACGGTTTTTATATGGCCGCTTAACTCATTATGGCTTATGATTATTTGATACATTAAATTGTCCTTTTTGAATTATGGATGTCTCTACACTGGATTGCACAACGTTTGCGCTACGGCAAAAGTGATTTTTCAGCCATATGAACCGTGAGTGATTCTGTAGCAGAAAAACCATCATGTAATATTTTTTCAATTTCAATCCTTTTATTAACTTGAAATGGCTGATACGGATAGCGGTTCGCATACCAGTGACAAGAATGGCATAGCACGATCCAATATTCTGGCATATCGCCAATCTCTGGATGCGACCTTCTTTCATTGCGAGTAATAAAATGATGAAGGGTAAGCCCTGCCGTTCCTTGACATTCATCATTTTCGCAAACCAAATATTGAATGTTGGACTTGACCCACTTGTTCATTTTTCGCCATTCTTTACCGTATTGCATAAATCACCCTTTGCCGTTAGCGCTGTTGTCTGTTGAGGGGGAAATAGACACGGCTTTTTCAATCGCTTTAATTTTTTTGTGAACACCCTCTAGCCATGCCATGATTACAATTTGATTTTCAAGGATGCGAACAGTAGGAGAAATTCCCTGTCCTTCAAGCGTAAATTGAGCTACTACTTTCCTGCTTTTGTCAATGGCATCTTCAATAGAACTTTTCATTTCACACCTCCTTAAAGCGGTTGGCCCTACACCCCGCACAGACAACTACAACTATAATGAACATTTTATATAATACTATAACGCACGCTTAACGCGAGTTTCCTGCGCTCTTTCCCAAACTTCGATCGAAGCTTCGGCATAAAAAATCTTATTCCCGATCTTTGTGACCGGCGGCCCCTTGCCCTCGTACCTCCATTGGGCCAACGTGGATGGCTTTATTTTTCCTTGCCAGCGTTCAGATAATTGCTCTGGAGTGAGCAGTCCGGTATCATTTTTATTTCCCATTGTGCAGGACTCCTTTCTCGATCCAGTATGCAGCGCCGTGGATTTTGGAAAGGTCCGGGATCGCGTCGCGACCCTCCAGCCATGTAAACGCGACAACAACATTTTTACTGCATCTTCCCAAAATCCTGAATAACCCGTTGCGACCGGACTTGTCAAGAAGGTCCGCCCGGTCTATCAGGATAAAATCTGAATTATCCTTCATTGCAAACGCGATCTGGAGTATGATTTCGGCCCGGTAATATTCTGACTCGCTGCATAGTGATTTTTTATAATTCGGACCGAGGATCATTCCGTTATAGGTGATGCTTAGATCATCCTGAACCTCGACAAGCTCCCAGCCCGAGACGTCACATAATACCCGCAGCACGCCATTTATTTCAGATAGTGCGCGCTTTAAACACTCTGCGCGCAGACCGCTCGGGGCAAGCACCTCAGATATTTCTTTATTAACCGCGATCCCGTTTTTCAGCGTTTCCGCTTTGTATGTATCCTCGACCGCCTTTAATTTTTCTTCTGCGCTCTGCAGCTCCTTGCGGCAGTCCTCAACGGTTTTTTGTGGCTTATCCCCGGCTCCTTTCTTTTTGATCTGTTCGAGCTTTTTCATGGCGTCTGCGGCGCGCCGTGACTTTTCAGAATTTTCGGCTATGGCGCGATCGATTTTATCCATTTCGCGCTGATAGCCGATCGCGTCCTGTCTGAATTTCTGGATATCCGTTTCAGATATTGATCCGATTGAATGCCATTTTTTCAGCTTGCGCTTTGCGGTTATTACGATTTCCTTGTTACAATGCGGACACGGTTCAACCGTTTCCCCGGAGTCGCGCCCTGCAATTTTTTCCTCGACCGCGATCTTCTGTTTTTCGAAACCGGCGCGGAGATTTTCAAGATTCTGGCGCTCCGCGATCAGCTCGTCAGCGCCCTTTGACTCGCTTTCAAGGCGTTCGATCTCGGCCTCGCTGACGGCTTCAAAACTTATCGCGGCCTCTAACCATTCCCGAGCATCCTGAACTCGCTTTTCCAGATCAACCTTTGTCATTGAATTGTCATAGGCCGGGGCGGTCCAGCTCTCGGCCTTTCTGACTCCCCAATTTTCCCCGGTAATCATTTCCCATTGACCCTTGAGACGCGCGCCCTTTTCCTTTGCGTTCGAAAATGCGGCGTCCCAGCCCTGCGCCTCAATGGTTTCCCATATCCGGGCGACCATTTCAGGGTCCTTGAGCCTGTTTATAAGCTGATCCTTTGTCGGCAGGGTTTTAAGATATTCCGCGAATACATTGGGCCGGTCTGTGGTCCGGGTTAATATCGACTCCAGCCCTGCGGCGTATCCTGAAGCCTTTGGCGGGGTCCCTGCGGTCGAAAGCTTGGCCTCCGGGTAAATTACCCTCGTATTGGATTCCCCGGCCTCTATCTGGACCAGACCTGACGCGCTGCCGGAGTGTACCAGCATTGAAATCTGCTTTTTGGTTATATCCAGCGGGATTGTTTCGCCGGTCAATGCCGCCTGCAAAGCCTGAATCAAGCTCGTTTTCCCGGCGTGGTTGTCCGCGAAAATTGCGGCAATCTTCGGGGGCTCGAATTCGGCCTCCTTGATCCCGCGAAAGTTTGAAATTTTAATTTTCATGGTATCCTTTCAATAAAGCCGGTCCCCGGAGGACGGGGCAGTCACAACCGGGGACCAGCCGGGTTTAAAATAAGTCAAGCTGATCTAACTCTTTCGCCGCTTTTCCGGGTTCCGCAAGAGGCGGCGGAGCGCTTTCGCCTGCTGCCGGTGCTGCTGCGGGCGCCGGGTCCGGTGCTTCTGCCGGTGCTGCTGCCGGGGCCTGCTGCTTCTTTCCAGATCTTTTTCTGCGGGATTGCTTGGGGGGCTGCGCCGGGGGCTGCTGCAGATTTTCCGGCTCCCTTACTCCAGCCGCCGCTGCTGCGGCAGGCGCCGGGGGCTGCTTTTCAGGGGCCTCCGGGGTTACAACGTCTGGTCCGTTCACTATCTCAAATTCAGCCTCGCGCGCCTTAACCACGTCGCGCCCCTCGTCCGCGTCATAAATCCCGGAGTATCCAAAAGCAACCCGCGCGCCCTGAATTATGGCTTTATTTCGCAGCATCCTTTTTGTATGGGTCTGCCACGGGGTATTGACGAAATAGGGGGCCTGATTGGGCTTTTTTACCTCGATCCGTTTGCGATATGACTCGTCGAGATATTCCCTGACAACCACTGGATGGTTTCGATCTTTTCTGTAAATCACAGACTCGATCCACTCCGGGCAGTTTTTCGCGTATTCATCAATTTGAATGATGTTTTCAGATTCCCGGAATTCGATACCGTCATATTGCGGATTTTCATTCATGATCCGGGTCCATCCATCAACGCCGACGATCGGCACGATCCCGCCCTGCTTATCCGGGTAGGCGTGCAGCTCGCGGGTAAATGGATTGAGTTTATACTGGTCGGCAACGATCATGAGTCCGACAAGCTGCGGCGTGGTTATGCTCGCGTTTTTGAACGCGACCATTTTCAGCGCCTCTATAAGATGCGCCGGATCTGTCCCAAAGCGATCCGCCAGCGTTTTTGAAAGCGATCTGGTCGCCTTATTTACGGTTGTGAGCGCGCCGGTTTTCTGCTGGTCGCCCGTCCTCTGTTCTTCTGCCATTGAATGGCCTCCTATTTTTTTAATGGTTTATAAAAAATTATCCCGGTCACTAAATACATAAATTCGTGATGGACCGGAATTATTGAATGGCTGAATGATATCAGCTCGGCATTTTCCCTCTCTAAAAACCTCCTTACTATATTTTCGAGCTGGTGAAACCCGGCAACCGGGTCGCCCGTTTTATAGTCGATAAATTCTGAATATACTGCCGCCATGTTAATTCCCTTTCTTTCGGCATAGCTCGCAAAATTCCGTCCCGTGCGCCGGGCAATATTTTTTACTACATAGCATTGATAACGGGTTCGCCGGTATCCTCCAAGCCTCCTTTGTTTGAATAAAGTTTTGAACCTCTAATTTCATTCTCATAGTAATATTATGCGCGGTCAGCTCTCCGATTTTCAGATCATATACTATTTCCCTTGCGCCCGGATATGGTTTATTGAGAGGCACGCGCGGCAAAAAATCCATGTAGCCATATTTTTTGGGTTGCCCGTTTGATTTCGCGAGTAAAGAGTATCCGCCGATCTGAGATTGGTAATCTGAAACCCGCGTGCCTGTCTTTGTATCGCGGACCGCGATCGCCGTCAATATGTCCGCATGGCCTGACAGAATAAAGCCGTCGCCGAGATTAGCTTTCATTGGAATCTCCAGCGCGACCGGCATAATTTTCGGCTGGACCTGTTTATAATATGCGGTATTAATGATCCTGATCTGCTTTTCGCCGTCATTTTGGCGCGGCGTTGTCGCGTCCCATTCAACGCCCTCTTTGATCCCGTCCCGGAAATTCAGGATCGCGACCTCCTCCCCGTCCGCCATGTTTGCAGGCACGCCGGTATTTTTTTTGTTTTCCAGAATATGCCCGGTGCCTGCATGAATGGCGGTCCCGAGGACCGGCGCGACTCCAGTAATTAACGGATTCAGCTTGTATCCCTCGTCCTCGATAAGCCGCCGAAACGTCCGGGCAATCGCGCGCCGTGGGCAGTCGAAATAACTTGGAAGCGTTGAAACTCTAATCCTCAAATTTGACATTATAAACCTTTCTTAAAATAGCGGTATGCAGCCCGGAGTCGTTTTTGATAGTAAGATGAAACTGGTTATCAGTGATCCGCTGGAGCCTGATATAATTCGGGGTATTATGGCGTTTTATTACGGTGTAAAGATGGTAGGGCCAGCCGCATAAAACGACGATCCCGAATATCAAAAAAATAATTTCCATCTGCAGCCCTCCGGGACCGGGACCCGCGCCCCGGTCCCCGGTTAAATTTAAGCTGCCGCCGTTTCTTCTTCGCGGTTTATCATATAGCCTTTCCGGGCCTCATATTCGACCTTGATTGATCCGTATTCGCTGCGGATTTGCTTCATGGATTTGGACCCGCGCGGACGCCGTTTGCCGAGGTATGCTGAGTAGTACCATTTTTTCTTGCTGCCGCTATACTTGAGGCCGATCGCGTAAAGCTGATCCTTCACCGCGAAGGTGTTTCCGCCGACCCATAACCACGATCCGCAGATTTCGATTTCCAGCTCGTCGATCCCGCGCCGGATAATTTCATCTATTATGTCCTTGAACATGGTTTCGCCAGCCCATGTAAACTTGTACTTGTCGTCCGGCTTGATCCCGGCTTCCAGCGCCTTGACGATCTGCTCATACTCGTCCTGAATCTCCTGAAATTTCCGCGTGTATTCCGGGTCCTGATCGTGCTTGTCCGGGTGGTTCGCTAAAGCCAGCTTAAAATATTCCTTTCTTGCGGCCTCGATATTCTCTGGATTGGTAAAGTATTTTATTTTGCCCCGTCCTTATTTTTTGATTTTGATAAAATTTAAAAAGCTGCACGCCTGACATAATTCGACGATTGCGCGATCCTCCGGGTCGATCATATCGTCAATCTGCTCTTTTGTGAGATTTTTAAGGGTTTCTTTATTGATTACGTTAATTTTCATCTGGCCCGTTTTTTTACTTAAATTATGGTTTCTCGGCTTCATACTGTATAATATAATGATTATTTTTATTCCTGTCAAGGTTTTTTTAATAGAAATATTATTTTTTTTCACCGGGGACCCGGTTTTTTTATGGGATTTTAAGCGAAAAAGGGGAGCCCGGATTTTCCCGGACTCCCCTCAAGATGTAGTGGCTTTAGAAATATCGTTTATTTCAGCGCGGGCCTCCTTTCCGGTTGAGTTGGGGCTTTTCGATTTGGCATGATCTTAATATACGCAATTCAGGTCAAAAGTCAATCCGCGTTTGTGCGCCTTCCGAAAACGCCGCTTTGAGCCGTTTCCTCTGCCGGGCCTTGAATTTGTGATAGGCCCAGCCGCGATTGTAGCCGCGACGCTTGGCGATCTCCAGTAGATCGTCTAAACTATTCGCCTGCGCTACCTCAAAGGCTCTGGCGCGCTGCTCTCGGGCCTCCAGCGCCTTTCTTTCTTCCAGTTGACCCTCAATAACCTCATATTGCCGATCCTTAATTTCCCGAGCGGACCCGCACTCTGGACAGACCGGCAAAATAGCAGAATAAACGCAATAACAATTCTGACATTGTCGCACGGATCGGACGACCTCGCCCCGCTTTTCCTTTTTGGGGGCTCCCTCAAGGGTCCAGACCCGGTCCGCGTCCGGCATATCGTGAATTAGACTATTATTTACATGATCTAAAATTATGGCATTCGATTTTCCCGGAAAAGGGCGCGCGCATCTGCCGACCATTTGGAGATATAAACCGAGGCTTTGGGTCCGGCGCAGTAGAATTCCGGCGGTCACTTTCGGCAGGTCAAATCCCTCGCTGACAATGTCGCAGCTGGTCAGCACCTTGATCCGACCGTCCCGCAGGCAGTCGAGCCTATATTTCCGGGTCCTGATATCCAGCTTTCCATCAACGGAAAGCGCCGGGACCCCGTTTGCCTCAAACTCAGCCGCGACGTGTTCAGCGTGCTTGACGCTGCAGCAAAAGGCGATCGCTGGTGCGCCGGGGCAGAGTCGCTTATAATGTTCAACGGCGTTCCCGGTAATCTTTGGCTTATCCATTACCGAAGCGAGCGCGCTTTTCATATAGTCGCCGCCCTGAGTTTTGATCCCCCTGAAATCTATATTCGAGGGGGGGGCATAGACCTTGAACGGGGATAAAAAATTATTATCAATAAGCGATCGGACAGATGGGCCATTTATGAGAATATCATTGAAACCGTTATGCTCGACGCCCAGCCCTCCGCCGTCCAGCCTTGCCGGGGTCGCGGTGACGGAAAGTAAATAAGAATCCGGGAAATTTTCGACCACGCGGCCCCAGCTATTTCCTCTTTGCAAGTGGTGTCCCTCGTCGCATATTATTAGATTCGGCGGGTTCGCCCGGTCCAGCCTTTTTATCAGCGTTTGAACGCTGGCGATTTGGATCGCCTCGCCCGTCATAGTGCAGCCAGCTTGGATCAATCCATGCCTGACCCCGATTTCCTGTAAATGTTCGCTTGCCTGATATAATAATTCTCGCCGGTGGACGAGTATTAAAACGCGGTTCCCTTTTGCGTGCGCGTTTTCGGCTATGTAAGAAAAGATCACCGTTTTCCCGGACCCGGTCGGAGCCTGCAGCAGGGGGGCGCGATATCCGCCCCGGAACGCCTGCCGGATTTGGTCAACGATATTTTGCTGGTATGGTCTAAGCTGGAGTTTCAAGTTTTTTATATACGCCTTTTTTCGAGTTTAGATCGTCGAGAAAATTTTTGATTTCGAGTAAGCATCCGGCAGACAGATAAATTTCCCCCTCGATCGGATTGACCCAAACGTGTTGCCTCCAAGGATTATGATAATCAATGAATCCAAGATCGTGAGCGTGTTTATTTGTGACCCGGTAAACGTTCAGCGCCGGATCATGATTGAAAAAAAGATACGTTTTTTTTGTCGGCACCGCCGGGCCTCCAATCATATTTGAAATATTATGTTCAATCCTCACGGTTTTCCTTGTCTATCTTATCTATTTTTTTTAGAATCCAGCCCAGTAAGAATACGATCGCGGCAAGGTATATTGCCAAAAATATTTTATCAGCCATTTTCGGGGTCCTCCTTTATGACATTGAAAGCCTGTAAGACGGACCGGGCGATCCCAGCGAGTCCGCCATATCTATTGACAACACTCATGAAATTTTTTTGCCGGGGCTTTGGGGTCCCGTCCGCGCGCTTACATTCAATCGCAATAAATTGAGCAATATCTTTTCCGACCATATCTGGAGTAATGGTCACTTTTTTGAAGCCGATCAGGTCCGAGCTGCCCGGCGCAAGTCCATAGCGGATCACGCGGGGATTTATCAAGACGGTGAACCGGGCTGCAAGGGGCAGGCCCAGCGCCCGGCGAATTTGCCATTTATGATAATTTGTCAGCTTGTATCGCTGGCCTGAATATCCAACTCCAACGGGATTTTTAAAAAGCCTGATCCGTCGGCGTCCGCCGACCTCGCCGAAAATATCCTCTTGAATTTTCTTCTCGGAATCCATTATAATTCGCGCTCCTTTGGTGGGACCCACTCGATCCCGATCAGCTTGAAAAGGTCAATTTCTTCATAGACCGGGACCCGCCCGAGATCGTTCCGCAGGTTTCCATTTATGCTTGTAAATCCTTTTTTCTTCCAGCCGGTCGCGAGTACCCGGTGGCTGAATTCTGCGGACCCCGTTCGGATCGCAAATATGAGTCCCCAATTTGTCCGCGTCGCGGTGAAAATATCCAGCTTAATATTATACTCCTTGATAAATCGCTGCATATATTTTCCGTCCCGCGCGTCGCCCTTCAACTTTTCAAAGCTATCAACCGCCTCAATAAATCCGGCGTGCTTTTCAATTTTGGTATCGAAAAACGTATCCGGGACCTCTACCATTTTCGGGATACAAACTATTTCAATATCTCCGACGCTCGGACGCTCCCGGCGGACGGACCCGGCAACCTCAATTCGCTCGCAATACGGGGCCAGCCGGTCAACAAGCCCGTCTGCGATCCCTTTTGCTTTTGTAAGTTCCATAATCAGATTTTCCTCTCCGAATTCATCTGAATCCTCCAGCGTGCGCCCGTCGGAATTTTTATATTTATGATACCAGAATAGCGCGTCCTCGCGCTCAACGTTCATGGCAGTTTAATCGATCCTTTCACTTGGTCCCCGTAAACGTCCCAGCCGATCGACCGGGTCCGCGCAAACATTTCCAGCTTATATCGCGGCTTTATTTTTTCGGTCGCCTCCTTTATTATGAATCTGAAAACGGGAGGCTTTTCTGAATGTTTCAGGACCGGCGCGGCTACATAGTTTTTTATGCGCGTCCTGAACGCCGGGACCCGTCCGCGAATTCCGAAAAGTAGTTCCTCTACCTGATTTCGAAACCAAAATCCGAGGCCCAGCCGGTCAGTCTTAATCCAGAATAATTTCGTTTTATACTTGAATTTCCAAGCGTCCATGACTTCGAGTCCCCAGCCTGCGATCGCGACCGGGACCCATAGGAATAAAACGGCGTCCGGGCGGCAGATTTCCGGGACCGGCAGCGCCTTAATTTTTTTCAGGTCCATTACCGGATATTTCTGACCGGCGCCTGATTTGTGCGATCCGCCGGTTTTCTCGTTACGGAATTTCCACGGCGGATCGGCATAAATGATATTGTATTTTTTCATCCAACAATCTCATGTTTGACGTCTGTAATTTTTTGAATCTTATCTGGATACTGCCTTTTAAGGAATTCCAAAACATAGATATCGCGCATCTGTTCTGAATAATTTGGCATTTCGATTGTATGGCTGATCTCCCGGTCGCCGATAATGACGCCCTTAATTTTTACTTTCATAAAAAAAGCCTCCTGAAATTGTATCGTTGACATTTAAAGGTTTCTCCAGTTCTTTCAAAAGTGAATCCGTCCGGCGTTTTATTTCATCCTCCCATTGCCGGTTGCGCTCGCAGGTCCCGCAGCAGCTAAAAAGGAGTATCGCTATCAAAAAGCAGCCCGTCGTGATTATTTTTTTTCCAATCATTCCATTTCCAAGTACATAACTGAATATTTTTCAAAGTATAATCGCCGGTTGAGTGGATACGATCAACAGACGGGGCAAGTCCTTTATCGTATCCAGACTCAACCCAGCGATTATAAAAACTTTCAACATTGTTCCGATTGGCCCATTGAATAAATGTCTCGATCTTGAACCGGACCGGCTGCAGGCCGTCGTCCTGTGAACGCCTGACCATTCCAAAATACATATCTCGAACCTTGCGCCGCAGGGTCCGCTTGCATTTAACGCCGCGCGCCTTATGACAATCCTTGCAAGACGTCCAGAGGCCACGGCGCGCAAGTTCAAGATCGGATTTATAAAAATCTTTTTCATCCTTTTTTTTTCCGCATTGATTACATAAATACAATCTTAAAAATCCATTTCCTCTTGAATAACTGAATCACCTGAAAATATGGTATCCCACGGAATCCCGGTTGCGCTTGTCGGATATCCGGGGAACCGCATTGACTTTTTAACCTCCGCGCCATCCAGCCGCCGCAGTATTCTATTCCACATTTTGGGCCAGCGCGTGTCAGCCATAATCCGGCGGATCGATCTGTGACTGTCTGAAATCCAGATATAATTATCGACCAGCCTGATCCCGTGCCGCGCCAGCGTGTTAGATTCTTCTGTGCCTGTGATCCCGCCGCCATGCCGGATCGCTTCCAGTAATTCCGCGATCGACTTTTCGCTATTTGAATCTCCAAGCCTGACCGTTGTCTGCAAAATGGTATTTAAGCACTCGATCGAGTCGTTATCATCCGTCTCAACGTCGTCCCAATCTTGAGACTCTACAAATTTCACCGCCTGATCATAGGTTACGATATTTTCATCATATAGAGAATATGTCCCCGCGAGTAGTGTACCGTATTGATCCGCCGTGCGCTGCTTTTTGAATACGTTGGCAGCAGCCTTGTTGAATACCTTTATATTTTCCCGGATCACCGGGATCAGCTTTATTGTCCGGGCTCGCAGGTCCGCGCAATATTTATCCGTCACGATCTCGATGATTTTTTTATTAAGGGCCTCGAAATGTTCCCGTTTTTCAATTACACTTTTATTGGGGATTGTCAGTTCGAGGATTGAGATTCGACCGCGCGCGGCCTCGTCCGCTATTGATAAGCCGACTGAGGACATACAAAACATTGACCTGATTTGGAACATCATGGCGCGCCCGGTCTGTGTTCCCTTGAGTATGTTGCCGCCCGTGTCCGAGCTGGCCTGTTTCATTAAATCCAGTACCGCCTTGATCCTTTTTACGGCGATCTGGTCCTCGCCCTCAGACTCGTCGAATAGGATCGGCATGGCGTCATTTTTCAGCGTTTGTCTCAGACCGGCTTCGGTCGTATTCCCTTGAACGTATAGCCTGAATTCTCCGAGGCATGGTTCAATAATGTTTTTCACGGTATAAGTCTTGCCGGTCCCCGCGCCGCCTGTCAGCCATATATGGGGCCTCCACGGGACCGCGCCACAGATCGGGGCCAGCACTACCCAGCCTGCGAGAAGATCAGCATGAATGGGCTTTTTCCAGTTAAACATTTTTATTAATCGGATCAGCCGCGTCGCCTCGTCATTAATTAGCGGCGATCCGATATTATGCTTAACCTCGATCCCGGCCTCGTAAACAAACTTGGAATTAAAATCAAGGATTGAAACCGGCTTTCCGTCTGCAAGTAAGTGATCCCCAAAATGTAACACGGATCGCCCGGCGTCATACCATGCGCCGCGACCCCGGACCGATTGCATATTATAAACGCCCTGAGCCTCGCAGTCCCGGAGTAGACTGTTGATCGCGCCGTTCCAATCAGGACCGTTTCGCCCGGCGTGGTATGTTTCCCAATATTGCAGCGGGGCCAGCCCCAATAAATGGGATTTATGATCTGATACCCGGATCGGCATAACTTGGCGGGAACCACGGGCCAGATAAAAATAGGTCCCATGATCATGCCCGAGGCATTGAAAGGGCCTGCCGCCGTTTTCCGACGGCTCTGGGGGCGGCTCGGCAGGCGCCTCGTCTTGCTGCCGGGCAGGTTCAGCCGGTTTATATAGGGTCGATTTTATGAATTCGACGATCCGCGCTTTATCCCAGCCCTCAAGGTCAACCGCGTCCGCGCAGTCCCAGCCTTTTGGTTTATCATCCGGGATCGCCATGCAGCGCAGGTCCGCTTTCCCCGCGAGCTGCCCGAGAATTTCATTCATGGCCTTTGCGCCGGGATCGTCATTATCGGGCCAGATTACTACCTTGCGCCCGTGCAGCGGGGTCCAGTCTGTATAGCGGACCCCGTTGGAACCGCCGGGCCATGCCATGACGACAAGCGCGCCCTGCAAAACCCGGTTGAGCGCGTCCGCGCACTTTTCACCCTCAACGATCATTACCTGCGCCTTTGGGCTATGCGCCAGCTGGTGCAGGTTGTAAAGAGGATACGGCTTTGAAAACCGGGTATATTTCCACGCGGTCCGCCCGTCCTCATATTGGACATATAAAATGTATAGATTTTTAAATTTTGGATTTTTGAACCGTGCGCCGTAGCCTAAAATATTTCCCTGTTGATCGGTATATGGGAAATGCTTTTCAGCCTGTTCATCTTGGAAAAAACCGGGGGGCCTCGCGCCCTTCGGGACGGGCAGCACCTTGAAATTTTTTTCTTTTTCCTTTGGTGCCGGACCGGGACCTATGCCGGAAAACTGCTGGACCTCCGCCAGCGCGTCCTTAAAATCCAGCCCTTTGTATTGCTGGACAAAGGCGATCGCGTCGCCCTCTGCCCCGCAGCCGAAACACTTAAAAATTCCTTTTCCCGGCGTCACTACAAAAGACGGGGTTTTTTCTTGGTGAAACGGGCAGCAGGCTTTCCAATGTTTTCCGTCCTGTTCCAGCCGGATAAACTGGTTTATAAATGCAGCGATATCGACCGACTGCTTGACCCGTTCAATTTCAGCCTTGTCCATCTTAGGCTGATACTTTTTCCTTGAGTACCAGTTCGAGGCCGCGCGTCACATACCATTTAATCTTGCGCCCCTCGTCCTCAGCACGCTTGGTCAGCTCCTTATGCAACTTACTCGGAATATCCGCGCTGATTTTTACCTCTTCGGCTTCCGCCATTTCAAACCTCCATTTTAAATTATGGTTTATCGTTTTCTTTGTTTATCCGCAGGCCTTGAATGTCCTCCAGATTTATCTTCTGACTGAATGATCCGATCTGCGGCATGGCGTCGCGGATCGCTTCTATGATACAGTGACCGCAGAACACGTCCCCGGAAAGCGATATCACAAAAGTTACTGTCTTGTGCTTATCGCACTTGAACGGGCAGGCATCCTCAACCCGGTTCGGATAATTTATAAATGCAATCTTTGAATGCTCCCGGACGTTGCGATCTGCCTGTTGGTAATAACGTAAAAGCGCTGCATTTTGATCGTGGTGGACCTTTTGATCGTGATGCGGAAATATTTTCCCGCAGGCCGGGCAGAGATTCAGGCTACCGCTGCCGCTATAAGCGCCGGGGTGCAGCTCCGTTTTCTTGATCCGGCGCGTCATTTTTATTCCCGTTTTCGGGTCCTTTTTATTTAGCGGGATTGTGATATATTCGGATCGATCGAATTCCACTGAGCCCGTCCTTTCTTTGTTGATAATAAATTGATTATTGCCCTTTAATAATAATCTAAATATTATGCCCTGTCAAGTCCTAAAAATTTCAACTGCCTAAAATAAAAAGGGAATAATCCGCAGCGATAACACTCCATAAGCTGGCCCACGTTTTGAAAACGATACGCGATCGGAATCCAGCCGACCATTTTCAGCCATTTAAGATCGTCGCGTGAAAATCCGTCATAGCCGCCTGCCTCGAAAATAAACGAGGCCCCTTGATGGTCCGCGCCGATCGTATAGGTCTCATAACATAAGCCCAGCTCGCCGGGGCGCACATTAATCGCGTCAAATCCTCGCTGCGCGATCGCGACCGTGCCGATCCTTAGTGTGCAATAAACGCGCTCCATTATTTCGTCCTCATTTTGAATTTTAATTTTATATGCCCTGTATTTGTCAGGCATCCTATTCCAAATTGCCGGATATAAAGGTAATGCCCGATCGACTCGTCGCGCTCGTTGTGGACCTCTACCTCAAACTCGCCAGCGTCAACCGGCATCCATCCACGTTTCCCGTCTGCCGGACAGCCGAAAAATTCAACCGGGATTACCTTTAAATC